GAAAGACTCCTTTGCAAAGGGGTTCTTTTCACCAGCAGCTACTGTTTCAGTCTGAACTTTAGTTGTCGTTGCTCCACCGCCTTGTGGTCTTGGGTTCTTCTGTACCCATGCTGGCATTTTTGACATTGCCCAATCTTTAACTGGAGTCCTGTTGTATCCATCAACAACAACAACTGTTCCATCTGCCTCTCTTGCAAGTTGATCCTTACTGATGCGAGATAGCACATATTGGGGATCGTGTACAACATCAGCAAGGGCTGTTACTGCTGGGGCTTCAACTTCAAGTTGTCTCTGTCTAGCTTCAAGTTCTTGGATTCTTTTGTTCTTTGCCTCTTCTGCGTCACGATACTGCTGTGCCTGTTTAGCAATCGCCTCATCATATCTGCCTTTTGCCTCAAGCTCTTCCTGTTCTTTTTGCTGTTTAAAAGCAATCAAAGCATCTACATCAACATCTGGTGGTACAGCTTTTGCCGCCTCCTTTGCTTTTTTGTAATCGTCTAAGATTTCTCTGTTGCTTTTTCTGAGTGCTTCAACTTCTGCCATCAACGCTGCTGTATCTACAGGTGGATTTGGTTTGATTGGTTCGTCAGCCATAAATAAAAAATTTACAATTATTCACAATATTAGCTCCACTTCGTCCTGTCTGCCCAAAAAGCTGCTGACATTTTACCTTTGGCAATATTTTTTGCGTGTCTAGCCTTAAAACTTTTGCGTTTTGCCTTATCTGCCATGCTTTCACCTTTTCTTGGTGGCTTTGTATCTGCGCCCTGCGCTCCAAATCTAATTAATTTAACTTTGTCACCTTCTTTTGCAAGAACAACATGAGACTTTGTTGGGTGTGATGGAGTTCTCTTTGGTTTATTGAAACCAGATAATCCAAACCTTTTGAGTCTAGGATCACTCATTTGCCTTTTTTCCTCATAGCCATTCTATGAGCTTCAGTGAATGAAACCCCTTCTCTCATCTTACGTTTCATATATTCCATATGAGCCTTTGTATGGCCATGTGTTTCTTGATGCTTTTTTAAAGTGTTTTTTTGTCTAGTTGTTAGCTTCATCTTTTTTTGTTGTATTTTGTGTAAATTGCAGAATCTACAGTTCTAGCTTTGCCTCCTCTCATGTAGCTATTGACTCTAGCCATCGCCCATACTGGCATAGGTACGTTTCTTGAACCGCTAGACAAGAAAGCGCCTTGACCTTTCCTGTAAACCTGTGCAAGTTCTCCATAGAAAAACTTAGACTTTTCAGCCTTTTTCTTTAAGCTACTTTTTACCTTTTCGCTTAGTGGTTTTCTTCTTTTTGCTTGAGGAGACATTTTGATTAGTGCGTGATTTATTTACAGCCTTAATATCAATATACAACCCTTTTCTGTAAGCTTCGGCAGTTCTCTTAATCTCAGCAGCTTTTGCTGATTTGTTTTTAGAACCAGACAGGTACTTTTTAGGTAGCCCTGTCTTTTTGTCCTTTGGAACTCGCCTTAGTTTTTTAGTCACTTTTTAGATTTTTTCTTTGTTGCTTTAGACTTGACTTCACAGTTTTCAGCTTTAGGCTTTGATTCATCATAAGTCTGAACTTTGAATGTATATCCCATTATTTTTTGCCTCCTTTCTTTTTCTTCTTTGTTCCTTTGGGCTTCATTGATCCGTAGTGTGAAGGCATGACAATAAAAGTAACTGTCTTTATCTTACTTCTTTTTACGTTTTTTAGCAGTTGATAAAGCTATTGCTTGAGCTTGTTTTAATGTCTTGCCCTCTTTCATCAGCAAACGTATGTTGCCAGAGATAGTTTTTTGTGATTTGCCTTTTTTTAGTGGCATAACTAAACTACAACTATGCTTACTATAACTATCACCACCCCACTAGGGGATATTGAGATTCAACATTCTAAACAAACAGCAAAGGCTGTTGGTTCAAAAGATGCTGTTGAGTTTTGGAATAATGATGTAAAAGAAGGACTTTTTGGAGTGCATGGTCATTTATTTGATAAAGACAAATGTGACATAGCAGATGTTATAAATGCAGCCGTTGATTCAGTTGGGTTGTCAAATATAAAAATACCAGAGAAAGCAAGACTACAAGCAGTCAAAGATTTACAAAGCTATCCCACTGGATACTCTACAGACCCTTTGCCCTAGACATACCAACTATAAGTTCAAAAAGATCGGGGTGGTCAGCTAATACTCTTGGCATATTTTCTACATCAGCAAATTGTTGCACTGTCATTGTTAAAACTTCTGAAGCTTCTGGTGAACCATCAATACCAAACCTCTTAACAAAATTATCTGGCTCGTATATTTTACCCATGTAAGGGTCTAAATATTTATCAACAAACGCTTTTTCTCTGGCATCATAATTGATATGAGTAATATCTTTTAGCTTATATACTGGTTTTTTCTTTGCCAAATCAGATGCACCGCTAGATGCAAGAGCTTTTTTCTTATGAATAACCTCTTGAATTTTTGTTTTATCTGTAAATCCTTTATTAAATTTCCACTCATTCATATAGTTATTTAATTTAGGGTTCATTACCTCTACTGAGTGAGTTATTTCATGGAAAGTCGTTGATTTACTTACATAGTTTCTTCCACCACTTGTTGACATTTGACCTTTCCAGTAACTGTTTGATGCCCTTTGTGCTTTGCCTATTTTTGTTATAGGTGGAACACCATTAGGGGCAGCAATAAAACCATTACCATTGAACATTCTTATATATTCACTTAAATAACCCCTAATTTGTGTTTTTTGTGCAGCTTGCCATGTTGTGATCTTCGTATTTTTTACAAAACCATCTATTTGCGATTCACTGAGGGGTGTTTCTAGCATTTTATTTTTTAATTTTTCAAATTTTTGTAAAATCTGTCCACGATAATTTAAGTATTCATTTTTAGCTTTTTCAAAGTCTGCCTGTAATTTATCAGCCAACTCTGGCTTCAAATTAGAACCACTTTTTGCCGCAGCCGATCTAAAGTTATCATTTAATTTTTTAAGTTTAACTGTATCGAACTCACCTACTTCATTCATTAACGCCCTGCCATCTTTTCTTAATTGCTCTGGGCTTGAATCTACTAATCTTCTTTCAAATCCAACAGGTTTAGCTACAGGCTTGGGAGTTTTTGTTCTGATAGTTATATCTCTGGGCTTACCATAAAGCTTTTGTAAATCAGCAAGACTTCTCTCAGTACCATCTTCTCTAACCATCTTTCTTATAGCCTTCTGCCCTGACCCTTCCTTCTTTGCCAAGCGTTCAAAATATCTAACCTTCTGTTCATTACCCAAAGTCTTGACCTTTAGTTTCTTGTCTTGCCCCAAAAGCCAGTCACCATACTGAGTGTCCTGTGGTACTCTACCAGTCCCCTCTCCTGTAGGTCGGGTTACAACTTTGCCTTTGGGTGGCGGTGTTAGATCCTCAAATCCTTTTTGTTTTTTTAACCCTGCATAATCAACAACAGGAACAGTAGTAGATCGACAATTAAAATGCTGTGGTGGTGTTGGGCCTTTGTTGTATTCAAACTTTCTACCATCAAGCCTTTTACATATTGGGCTGGTTCTTGAATCAAGCGTTGCAACATATTCATACTTAGGAGCAACCTTACTGTTCGCTGCATAAACAGCCTGTGATGCTTGGTTCTGGACTTGGTTAACAGATGTTCTGACTATAGTTTGTATCTGATGATTAGCTAGTTTTGTAAGTTCTCCTCCAGCTTGTGCTATCTGTCTAACACTACCTCTCTGTCCAAACTCCAGCCTTCCTATCATTCGACTTGCTATTTGCTGTGTTGACTCTCCACTAAATACACCCTGTCTGATAGTCCTAGCTAAACCTTCCTGTTGTCTTGTTGCTATTCCTCTAAATGCTTTCTCTACTGTCTCTCCATTTGGTAAAGTCTGCATTGCCCCTTGTCTTGCAGTCAATTCAAACTTACCAGAGCCAAACTTTTTAAAATCATCTTCTGTAAATTGCTTGCTTGTAAATATATTTACCTTTGTGGGATCTGTTGTGACAAATGATTCTGCATATTTAGAACTAACAGCTACTGAATTGATGGGGATATTTCCTGATTTTACAGCTTTTTTTAATTCATTCTCTATAAATCCAGCCTGTACTTTTGCCAAACCTTCTATCTCTTTTATCATCTTTTTTGATGAAGCTTTTGACCATTTATCTAAACTTGTTTTTGATTGAGCTATGATTGCCCTCAGTCTTTTCTTTGTTTGCGGTGCTATGACTACACCTTCTCCAGCCTTTGCCTGTCTGATATTTATTGCATTTAGTTTTCTTGCTGCAAGTAAAATAACGTCATTGTAAGTTCTAACTAAATCAACTGATACGGCATTACTGTATCTATTTATATCAATAGTTTCCCTAAAAAATACCTCTGGAATACTCATCTATCATTCTTCTCCCTCTTCCTCCTCCTCTTCTGGTTCTTCGTCAGGTTCTTCTGGTGGCTCTACTTCTGTAAGACCTCCTTGCTGTGTGCTTTCTATCTCCTCTTCAATATCAAAATCATCTGGCAAAACTTCACCTGTAGATAATTGCTTGAGTAGTGTCTCCTGACTGATTGTTCCAGCAGTAAACAATGTGAGCAATGAAGTTATCTCTTGTGGTTCTAGTCTTGCACTTACAAAGTCTCTATTCACAAAACTACTGCCAGCGTTAGGTTCATTGAGATATTCACTATGAAACTTGAGGCAGTTATCAATCAAGTCTTGCATCTGCTGTGCAATAACCATCATTGTGCTGTCATTCTGCGATCTATCTATCCTCTTGGCCTCTGCTGATTCTCCTACCAACTTTTGTCCAAGTACTGCGGCTAGTGACAATGTATTGATCTGTTCTGCAATATCTTTCAATCTTGTGAACTGGCTGTCATAACTATCACCAGATGG